ATGTCCAAGGCTGCGTCTATCGCACGCATTACCGCCGCCACGGTCTCGGCATTCTATATGCTAGTTCTGCTCCCGCATTTTGGAGCCATAGAAGCAGCGCATTTTAAGTCCGGATGGTTCCTTAGCGCGCTAGCCGTTTCGCTCGTTTGGATTCCGCTTCTGCTATTCCGCCGTTATCTCGCCAAAGGAGGCATGCGTCGAATGACGTTCTCGGTCGCTCCGTTGGTCTTGATGGTCGCTTATTTCGGTGCTCTCCTTAGCCTTGCAGGCTAAGGTCCGCTTCCCACCCCATAACCGCCGCTTGCAATGTTGGATTTCATTTGCTTGCGTCGTTCTGCCGCTCGCGGCCGCTCTTTGATCGCGTCGATCCGCCTGGCCTGACACCCGCCGGACAAAGGCGACGAAATTGACAGAATGAATCGCGTTTCCCGTACCTTCGTGAACTTCGCCCTCAGGGCAGCGGCGCGACCTTGACCACCGCCATCGGTGCATCCTTGCTCAGCGGGGTCGCCTTCCAGACCACGGTCTTGCGGCCGTTCGCGCTGGTCGCGCCATCCTCGTTGTTCTGGCTCACCAGCTCGCCGTCGGTGACGAGGGTGAAGGTGCCGTCGAGCTTGGCCTTGCTGTCGTCGCCCTTGCCCTTGGCGGGCGAATCATCGTCGCCGAACGCGGGTGCCTTGACCCGTATTTGGTCCTTGCCCCGCATCTCGACCACCACGAAGGGGAAGATCACCTCGGCGTCGATATTGTACGGCCACAGGAAATTGTGGGTCAGCTTGCCGCTGATCTGATAGTCGATCAGGAACACGCCCTTGCCCTTGTAGGTGACCGATCGGTAGCCGGCTTCCTTGGTCAGCGCTTCGCCGATCGCCTTGAACTTGGCTTCCTTCTTGGCCTCGTCCTCGACGGAATCGTCCTCGCCGCCCGGCTTGGCTTCGTTCGCGGCATCCTTGTCCTGCCAGGTCGCCGCGCGCAGCATCGCGGTCGTGCTGGTGCCTTCCTTCTTCTCCTCGTCGTCGTCCTTGAACGCATCGCCCATGCCCTTGGCCATCTCGCTGGCGAAGTCGACGGCGATCACCTCGCCCTGATAGCTGAAGGTGAAGCTGCGGTCGGCAAGCAGGGTGAGCGAGGAGGTGAACTTGCCCGGACTGAACGCGCACCCCACCAGCACCAGCGGGGCGACGAGCACCAGCGCGATGCCCTTGATTCGTTCGAACATCGCTTTCCCCTCTCAGCGCGAGACCGCGGCGTACAGCGCGATCGCGGCGGCGTTGGATACATTCAGGCTCTCGACCCTGGGCGAGATCGGCAGCCGCGCAAGCTCGTCGCAATGCTGCGCGGTGTTGTGGCGCATGCCTTCCCCCTCGGCGCCGAGCACGAGCGCCGGCCGGGTATCGCCCATCACCTCGGCGAGCGTGCCCTTCGCCTCGCCCGCCAGGCCGATGCGCCAGAAACCGGCTTCGCCGATCTCGTCGAGCGCGCGGGCAAGGTTCACCACGCGTACCCAGGGCACCAGCTCGAGCGCGCCCGATGCGGAGCGGGCCAGCGATCCCGATTCGGGCGGCGCGTGCCGGTCCTGCGTCACGATCCCCAGCGCGTCGAACGCCGCGGCCGAGCGCAGGATCGCGCCGACATTGTGCGGATCGGTGACGTGATCGAGCACCAGCAGCGGCCGCCGGTCGTCGGCGCCCGATTCGAGCAGGTCGCCCAGCCAGATTTCCTCGAGCGGGTCGACCTCGATCACGAGGCCCTGATGCGGCGCGTCGCTGGGTACCATCCGGGCGAGGTCGGCGACATCGGCATAGGTGATCGGCAGCACCGGCGGCAGGTCGAGCGCCGCCAGCGCCTCGCGCGTGCCCCACACCTTGCGCACCGTCCGCTCCGGATTGGCCAGCGCCGCGGTCACGGCGTGGCGGCCCCAGAAACGGGGGCGGTTGCTACTGCCCGAATTGCCCGATGGGCGATGCCCGCGACGTGGTCCCTTGCTCATCGCGAGACGCTAGGCGGCACAAATCTCCCGCGCAAGGCGTTGACAGGGGCGGCGCGCTTCGGCAATGGGCCGCACTCGCTTCGGCGTGCCGCATGGAAGGGTGGCCGAGTGGTTAAAGGCAGCAGACTGTAAATCTGCCCGCGTGAGCGTACACTGGTTCGAATCCAGTCCCTTCCACCATCTCCCCTCGCGGGATATGCTGCGCTCCATGGGCGGGTATAGCACAATGGTAGTGCAGCAGCCTTCCAAGCTTTAGAAACGCCCAATTTTCTGCGGGTTTCGGTGCAAAACACCGGGATTTTTCATCGTTTCTGATCAATGGCTTAGTAATTGGCCGCAAAACATATTTCAGTGGAAGCCCGATGGCTGTAGAACGCGCACGGCGCATTCTTTGGAAGTCCGTATGGCCAGTTCGCAGAAGTCTTCGACGCCCCAATACTTCGTTGAGGACGTGCACAAGGAAGGGATGGCCGAGCAGTTTGTCGCGCAATCGATCTTCAGCATTGAGCATTTGGCGACACAACCGAATGCGCCGATCTCTGACGATATGCTCGACATCGTCGCTCGCATTGCAGCCGTGATCCTTTCGGCCGATACGCACCTGAACACGCCGGGGAAACTGCGGCTTGGCGCGGAAACTGTTGCCGCGCATGTTCTACGTCACCTGAAGCGCTACAAGGCTGAAGAAACGGAAACCGGGGTTGCCGCGCTGCATCGCATCCTCGCGACGAACCCGATCCCCGAGGAAATGAAGCGCTACTGGAACAACAGCTGATCAGAGCAGCGACGGCGCCGAGCTCGATCTCCGAATCCACGGATCCTGCGTCCGGTTCATCGCGATCAACTCGTTGGGGAAGCTGCGGTGCTGGAACGCGATCACGTCGTCTATCGAGCCGTGCAGCCAAGCGTCCTGCTCGTCGGCGTGGAGGATCACCGGCATGCGGTCATGGACGGGTGACACCGCCTCGTTTGCGTCGGTCATGAGCCCCGAATAGACCGGCCCCCACTCGTCGCTGTCCTTCCACATGCCCGCCCAAGCGAATATCGGCTGATCGGTGACGCTGAACCAGGTGCGGGTCTTGCCGCCCTTGGGGCCGTCCGCCTCGGCGAACTCGGTAACGGGGATCAGGCATCGATTGCCCGGCCGCGGTGCGATGAACCTCCACATGAAGCTGGTCAGGTCCGCGATGTTGTTGACCGGCTTGGGCTTTGATCCCGGTTTCATGCTCGAGAGTCGGAGCGGAAAACCCCAGGTCATCGACCGAACAACGCGGCTTCCCTCATCCTCGACGATCACGAGACCGGGTGCGCCTGGATAGACCTCCTCGCCGACATTGAATTGCTTGGTCAGGTCCGCGCGGAAATAGGCAGCGACCTCGGCCGCGCTCTTTCGGGTGGCGTAGAGATTACAGATGGTCGCCTCCAGCACTAGCTCTCTCAGCCAATTCTGCGCTTAGCAGTACGTAGAGTCCATCATCGCAGCCGATTCCGCGCCCGGTGCAGATCGTGCGCCGGCGGCTGCGGATATCGAGCGTTCGTGATCGGCTCGTGCACCGGCTCGATCAGCGCGCGCTTCTGCTGGCACCGGGTACAGCGAAAGCGTCGTTGCGCCGCCTGGAAACGGTCATCCCATCCCTTGCGCTCGAAATGCCACCATAGGCCGATCTGCTCGAATACGGCGCGGTGGCCGCAACCGCGGGTCTGGCACGTCGCCTTTACCTGCCAGCCGAACGCCGCGCACAGGTGCAGCGTGTCGATCAGCATCGTGCCTTGGGGCGTCCACCGCGGCACGGGCTATGCCCCTTCGCGGCGCCGCTCGTCCCGCGCCTGCGCTGCCTCAAAGAAATCCCGCGCTATCGGATCTTCGCGCACGATGCCGTGCAGCCGATAGATCGTGTCCAAGGTGCGGTTGGTGAACTGGAACCGGAAGAGCTTGTTCTCCCCGGCCATCGCCCGCCAGAATTCGATATAGGGGGCGGGGTCGCCCGGCCGGAGAGCGTAGAGATAGGCCAGCGCGAAGCGCACGGCATAGGTCCGCTCGGGGATGCAGAATCGGCAATCCTGCGTCACCTCCTCAAGAGCCAGAAACGCTTTAGTTGTCAGGTCACCGCCGAATCGCATAATGAGAACATGATAGGAACAAAATGCCGCGCGGAATACCGGCATTCACCGGCCCCGATCGAGGAGATGAAGATGCCCGACACGAATGATCCCGAAAGCTACCTGCGCAAGCGCGAGCCGTTCGGCCGCTGGCTCATCGCGCAGCGCGATCGTGGCGACTGGGTTGATGACCTGGCGAACGCAGCCCGCGGCGACAGGACGTTTCCGAAGGATGGAGATCCCGAGGCGGTGCGCGCCCATCTCAGGGCTCAACAGGCTGACGGTGACGTGTTTCAGGCGGTCGATGACGCCGAAACGGACTGGCTCAGCTACTAGCGTCGAGCGGGAACGACTTGAGATGCTGGCCGTTCGGCTGAATCATGGAGACCCGCTACATCATCGCCTATGCGCTGCTCGCCGCGCTAATCATCGCGGCTACCTGCGTCATTGGGTCGCTATCCCGCAACAATCAGCAGGCCCGCATGAAGAGGTGGATGCGCAACAAGCACCGTCACGGCTAAGGCGTCGGGCACCCTCCAGCATCGTCACACCTGATCGCGGATAGTGCTCGATCAAAATCCCAACACCTTCGGTCGGGCGCGCTTCAGAGCCTCCGCATCACGCGCTTCGCACCGTTCGACGATCCCAATTGCGTCAGCGGTGCGACCGTTGGCCTTGTCGAGCTGAGCGGTCTGCGCGTCGCTGAAGGCGATCCATTCGCCCACCGTGTCCCCGGCAGGCAATGACGCACCGGGCACAGGATGACGCCAGCTATCGGGAAGGAGGCGGCTGCACGCACCGGGTGTCGCCACGATAGGCGGCGCGGCGACACAGGCTTGCAAGCCCAGCATCGCGGACAGGGGCAGCAACAGGCGCGCTCGCACCTTCGGCATTCTGGATCGCATTGCGATTCTCCTGGGTGATTGCGTCGGTCTTGGCGTCTGCGGCCATGCGGTTGCCCACCGTGTCCGCGGCATCGCCACCGCTTTCGATTGCGGCGCCCGCCTGCCCCTTCGCCACCTTGGCGGCGGTCGAGGCGTTCTGCGCGCGCTGACACTGCGAAACGCCGAACACGAAGATCAGCGAGATCGCGACGACCGACGCGAGGATAAAGATCGCGCGGCGCGTCATGGCCTTTCCTCCACGGGAACGGGCTGCGTGGGAGGGTTGTCGATCGTCACGGCGCGGCTCGCGGGGATGCGCAGCACGCCGATCAGGCCGCCGGTGATCGTCCCGAACCCGAAAGCTTCGATCTTGCCAATCAGACCTGGCGCCATTGCGCCGGCGACAAGCCCTGCAATCACCACGATCAGCAGGGCAGCGAGGGTCGCGAGATATGCGACCAATTGTTCGCGGTGCGTCATCGAATCGCCTCCGCCAGCATCGCCGAATACTTCTTCACCTGCCCGGTGCCGTTGTAGATCGCGACGAACGCCTCGCAGCTGCGCGGATCGCCTGGACGGCACGCGCGTAGCTCGTCCTCGGCGCCCTTCCACCGGATGAACCTCACGAAACTGTCGAGGTGCGCCGCCTCGCTCTTGGTAAGCTCCACGGCCATCGCAAACGCGTCCGTATAGCCCATCCGCTCGGCGCCCTCGCCGAGCACCTGAAACGCGCCCCAGCTGCACGCCTTGAACGCCGCGCCAGGCGCGAGTGCGCAGGCATCCAGCAGCTTCGGATACTGCGCGCTGAACGGCCCATAGGCACCGGACTTCCACCCTCGATAGGACAGCTTCTGGTGCGAACCGTCGAACCGGTGCGCAGATTGACGCGAGAAGACATGCGGCTCGTAGAGGATGGACGGGCGGCCCTGGTCGTCGAAAGCGCCGCGAGGCGCCTCCACGGCCCGGACGCCCCGGACATGTCCTTCCGGAACCCGCAGATCGCCAGCTACCCGTGCAATGTCCGTGGCGGTGATCGCCGGCGCATTTCGGTTCGTCAGAGCCGCCAGAACGGCCGAGCGCGTCTTCGGCCCCATCTTGCCGTCCACAGGCCCCGGATCGAGGCCAAGCGCCTTCAGGCGCCGCTGAAGCGTCGCTACGTCCATCGTTCGTCCTTTCGGTTGTTTGCCGGGCGGCTACTTCGCCGGCGCTTGCGGATGCGGCTTCAACGCCGCGTATTCGGTCGGGGCGCGCCCCTCGATCGTGTCCTCGACGATGCGTTGCCCCGATTGCTCGGTCGCTACGACTGCCCGTGCACGGCCAAGCATGGCGTCCGCCACCGCCGTAGCCTCGCGATCGACGCGGTCCATGAACCGGTCGGTATAGAGCTTCACCAGACGGTCGGCGCAGACTGTGCAGAATGTGGTGATGAGCGCGGCAGATTCGCCGCTGGCGCCGGACTTCGCCGCGATGGTGTAGGCGATCAACGCGACAGTGGGGAGCAGAAGCAGATCAGCAACAACAAGCTTGGCCTTCACCCTAACGCCCCGCTTGAGGAGAAGTGCGTATTTGGCCGCGAAGCCGAACGTCAGGCCGATAAGTATCCAGCCGTAGCGGCCGAACACCGCCTCCCAAGCAGAGAACATCTGTCCACCTTCCCCCCTGTGTGATCGTGCGAGCATGGTCAGCTCCGCGCGACTTCCCGCTCCACGGCCCGTTTTAGGCCGATGAGACCGCTGCGCGACGCCTTCACGAACGGCCCGAATCGGGGCTCGCCGTCGAGATCGACGCCCAGCGCCTCGATACCCGCCACCACCTCGGAGAAGGCCGGGGACGCGACCAGCGCCGCAATCGGCGCCATCTTCGCCGCACGCACGCCCGCGTCATGCGCTGCCACCTTGGCTCGCATTGCTTCAATATCCATCGCTCGTCTCCTTTCCGCTGCTCAGCCGTGCTGCACGTCGATCCAGGCGCGGCCCTCGCGAACCGCCCAGACCTTGCCGATGCGGCGGCGGTACTGTTCGAAGGTGATGTCGCCCTCAGGCACGGCGATCGCGGTGATCGTGTCGCCGCTGCCCTGCACTGCCACCACATAGTCGCCGACCGCGAATGTCCCGCTGAGGTTGGCGGGCACCTGCCCGCAGAATGCGATGCGATCGACGCGCTGGCGCGCCGCTTCCAATGCCACCTCCCACGCGGCCAGATCGGTCTCGAACTGAGCCTGATCGGCCTCGAAGCTGGCGCTGGCGGTTTCCCATGCCGCGAGCTGCGCGGGAAATGCCGCAACGGCTTCCTCGTATTGGGCCAGCGCCGCAGCAGCAAACGCGGCGGCCGAAAACCACACATTGCGACGCAAGGCAAACGCGGACTCGGTCTCGTCCTCACCCTGCATCGGCTCGGGATCGGCGAACGGCTCGGGCGCGATTGGCGCGACCGGTGCCGCGCCAATCGGTGCTGGAGGTTGCGGTCGCAGGCCAACGGTCTGCCACCACTTGTCACCGCCGACGAACCCCGGCTCGAGGGACTTGATGACGAAGCTGTGCGCCGCGATCCAGCTGGTCGTAAGCTTGCCGTCTGCGTCGATGCCGCAAACGTCGCCCTTCTCGATCAGGCCGCAGTCGGCCGCCTTGCTAATGTATTCGGCGAAGTCAGCACCGCTGGCGTTTATCGTGCCGCCTGCGTTAAGGGAACGGCCCGTAACAGAATTCGCCCTAAGGCGAAGCGCCGATGCCGCACTGCTCCCACCAGTGCCAGTCGCCCCAAAGAATAGTGCCGCATCGCTAGCGGCATTATCTACCTGAAGAATGGTCACGCCTTCAGCGACCGCTTTAGAAACGGTATGCTGGTTCCCGGTCGTAACGCCAATCAGCAGGTTGCCGGCGGCGTCCAAGCGGGCGCGCTCGACATCGTTGGTCACGAATGCCAGCGGCGCTCCGAAATCGTTGCCCACCTTCGTCAAACCAGAGGCGAACGAGACCTTGAAGCCGCTGTTGGAACCATTGTCGGCGTAATAGGCTGCGCCGGTGGTGGTCGCACTTCGAACATAAAGCCGCACGCCAGCAGATGGCTGCGCGCCGATCCCGATATTACCGCTCGCGTCGAAGCGAAGCCGCTCGCTTCCGTCAGCCTTTATTACCAGTGCGTTATCGGCTTGGCTGATCAGTGACCACCCGATGTGTCCCAACGAGACGAGCGAAAGATAGGCAGAGTTTCCATCATCGGAAATGACTCGAATCCCTTGGCTCCCGGCGAATCGGATATCCACCTTGTCGCCAGGCGCCGCCGTCCCAACTCCAACCCGCCCGTTAGCATCGACGCGCATTCGCTCCACGCCACCCGTCGACCAAGCGATCGCGTTCGCGCTCGGCCGCCACATGCCGGTGTCCTGATCGTTCGCGAACCGCATGCCGGGCGTGCCGACCGTGCCGTCCCCGAACATGCCCTGCCCGGCATTGTCGGCGATGTCCTGATAGTCCTCGATCAGCTCCGCTACGTTGCGCGCTAGGACGGCCATCGCGTCCTGCAACGGCATGATCTCATAGGACTGCCCGGCCGCGGTCGCGCCCGCATAGTTGCGCGTCAGCGTCAGCGAGGTTGCCGAGGCTACCGACGCGACCTGATAGAGGCGCTCGTCCGGCCCGCGCAGCGCATCCCCGGCTTTGACATTCTCCACGAACGCGGTGCCGGTGCCCACCACCGCGGCCGAACCGCCCGTTACGGCAATCGTGCCGTCGCTATACCAAGCCATTATTGATCACTCCGGATTGAAGGTTGTGGGATGACCGCGGCGGTCATTCCTCGATACTCATCACGCTGACGGTCTGCTGTTGAATGTCGGGGTGGGGCGAGGCGCCGGTAATTTCCGCGACGGTTCGCGTGACGATGCGGCCGCGATAGGAAACATCGCTGGTTCCCGCTGCATTGTCGGTAAAGGTCAGCGATCCGCCCATCTCGGTTCGCGCCTGCCCGTCAAATGCCCCCGGCTCTGACGGAGGCAGTGTGAAGTTGCTGCCCGAGACGTTGAGGGTGGCTTTGATCACCCACAGGCCGCCCTCCAGCTTTTCGAGAACGACAGTCGCCGAGGAGGTGCCGCTGACGCCAGGACCGGGGCCGATGCGCTCGCGAAGGTAGAAATAGCTCAAGGTGACGACCTTGAGACCGCCTGCGGTTCCGAATGGGCCGACCACGATCTGGGCGTTTTCGGCCAGTTCAGTCGTTTGCTGGGCGTTCTTGCGCGCGCCTGCGGTCAGCGTCCCGCCGAAGTACGCCGAGCCATCGAGCTTCAGCCAATAGGTGCCGTTCGCCTCGGTACATGCGGCCAGCGGCATCGTCGGGCCGAACCACTCGATGAACTGGTTTGTCGATCCAAACCCGACGCCGGTCACCTTCATGGCGGTGCCGCCGGGGCCGAACATCTGGATGTTGATGTTGCGGAAATAGGCCCCCGCGTCATCGACGCCGAAATACTGCTCGTCGGTGTCGGGATCGACCAGACCGAACTTGTCGGTCCGAAACACCGTGGCGGTGCGCGTGCCGTCGTTGGTCCGATAAAAAGCGAGGACGCGCCCGTTTACGTCGATTTCGCTGAGGGCCTTCGCGGTCGCGCCTTCGGCTGTGACCACCACCTCGTACAGCTCGGTGATGGACCCGCTCATTTCCCCGAGCGACGCCTCGATCGCCAGAATTTCGGCGGCGCGCGCCTCCGCTTCGGTGACATCGGCAAGGTCGAGCCGGGCGACCTCGGCCGCGACTTCGCTTTCCAGACCGTCAAGCGCGGCAGCAACCGATTCGATAGCGGTCGCATTGGCATGGTCACCCTCGACCCGCGCGGTGTCCACGTCCGCAATTGCCGCGGTCGCGGCGCCGACCTCGGCCGCCAGGGTCTCCCGTCGCGAGGCCTCGGCCGCGAGACCCTCGTCGATCTTGGCATACGCCTCGCTCCGCACCTCTGCGATCTGCTGGCGCCGCAGCTTGCCCGCCTTGTGCTGGGCGAGCAGCCCTTTCAACGTCGCCTCGGCCGTGTCCTGCGCGACAAACCGGGCTTGCCTGATCGTGGTAATGATCGACGACACGTTGCCGAGCGTCGAAATCACTGTCTCGACCGCGCCGACGCGAGCGCCAAGCGCGTCGACGACGGAGTTGTCGGCCTTCGTCGTGATCGTCCCGGCGAGCGCGTCGTATTGCGTGCCAAGGTCGGTGACGGTCAGGGAAAGGGCCGCAAGCGTGGCGGCACTAGCCTTCAAGGCCAGGGATGCGGTCAGCCCGTTGATTGCAACTTCAGCCGCGCCCATCCGCACCTGCAACCCGCCCAGTTCCGGAAGCTGGCTCGGATCGATGACCGCCTGCGCGATCTGCTCATCAACGTAGCTGGTCGTGGCTCGCAACAGGATCGAATTCTCAGCCGCGTTAAGCCGGATTTCCGCTTCGCTCAGCCACTCGCTCGTGTCCTCGACTGCGCGGATGCTCACAATGCCGGTGACCGGATCGACCGTAATCCCGGCGTCCCGCATCCGTCGCCGCGTCTTCCAGCCCTCGACCACGGTGCGCAGCAAGGCGTCGGCGCCTTCCGATACCTGACGATCAAGCTGGCGCGCCGCCGCTTCGCCCGCGATCCGCCCGCGGTCGAGGTCGCCAATCGAATTCAACGCCCCGGCAATCTCCGCCTCGGCGGCATCGACAGTGGCGCTCAGCGCGTCCAGCTCGGCCGCGGTGAGCGCCGCAGTCGCCTCGACCTGGTCGATTTGCTCAAGCACCTCTTCGGCGGGGCGCCCGCCGTCGACTTCGCCCGTCTGCGGGTCGAGCGTGCCGCCGATCGGTGAGCCGTTGGGTGCGCCGGGTGTCGCACCGGGATAGGGCGGCGGCACATAGGGCGGCGCCGGGACCGCTTTGGACAGGCCCTCGATCGACAGGGAGAGCGTGCTGACATTCTCGCCCACTTCGATCGAGAAATCGCGGAAGAACCCATAAACGACGAGGCTATCGATCTCGGCGTCGCCGATCCACAGCGAGGGCCGCGCCCGAACCGCAGCGATGCGATTGGCGACCATGTCGATTGCATCGGTGCGGATCAGCGCGCGCGCCGACATGCGCTTCGCCCAGGCACGCTCCACCACGATCGGTTCGCCGAAGTCGTCGAACTCCTTGCGGCTGAAATCGTTGATACCCGCAGTCGGGGCGGCCTCGGTCACGCCCAGCGACACGCCCCGGCCAACGATCAGGGTGCCGACCGAAATTGTGCCCGCCGCCTCGATGGTGACCGTCAGCTCCCCGTCGATATCGGGCATGTCGAGAAAGGCTACCGTGCCCGGCCCGACAGCCTGCGTGCGGTCATAGCCTGCGGCCTGCACGCGAACGGAGGTTGCCGTCGAATCGAGCAGCGCCACGGCATTAACGCCGCTGACATCCAGCGTGACCGCGATCAGGCCGACCGAAACGGTGCTTGTACCAAGCGCCTGATCGAACATCGCCCAGCGGTTCGTCGGGCCAATGTCGATCCACTTGCCGGACGTTCCCGCCGGATCATTGCCGAGGTTGGCCGCCGCTACGCTCTCATACACGCGATGCGTCGGCACCTTGATGACCCGCGCGCCCAGCGGATAGGTGGTGAGAGCCGACCATTGCGCGTGATCAGTCTCGGGCACGCTGCTCGAAAGCAGCGCAGAGTCGCCGATGGTGACAGGCTGGATCAGATGAAAGGTGGAGGCTCGCCCCTCCGGCGCCGGATCGCCGCCCGCATCGGCGACTACCTCGGTTTCCGCGAGCCCTTCGACAGTCAGGGTGCAGAAGCTGGTGGGCGGCAGCGCCAGGTCGAGTTGAAAGTCCTTGTAGAACCCCTCGAAATCCAGCCACGCGAAACGCTCGTCCGCGATCCATCGCGTCGGGGTTGCGCGAAGCCCGGCGAGCCGCTGCTGAAGGCCGTCGACACCTTCAAACGGCAGCGCGAACCTGACGGACATGCGCCGCGCGAACCCGCGCGGAACAACCGTAGTGACTCCGAAATCGTCGGTCTCGCGGCGGCTGTAATCGGTAATGCCGATGGTCGGCGAAACCTCGGTCACGCCGAGGCTCACCGTCTCGCCCGCAATGACGACCTTCATGCAGCCCTCGTCGAAATCGCATCGCCGCCGCTCTCCGCAGTGACATTCTCCAGCGTCCGCTTGATCGCACCGGTATTGCCCGCCGTGGCGGCGTGCCCGGCGTTGTTCTCGCTCCGCATCTGCGCCAGCTCGTCGCGAACGGCGGCGAGGCCAGTGCTAAGCTCGGCCGTTGTGTCCCCGCTCGCCGTGGCGGTCGCGATCGAGACCACGTCCGCCATGTTCTGCAACAGCGCGGCGGCGGGCGTTCCTCCGCTCGACGGGTTCGCGCCGTTGATGGCCGCGGCAAGGCTCTCCAGCGTGGACGCCGTCTGCGCGCGGATGCGGTCAAGTTCCTGACGGCTCGTCGCCGCCTTCTCGGCCGCAGAGAGCATCGCCTGTGACAATCCGGGCAGCTTCTTCGCGGCCTCGATATCGCCGCCACGCGCTGCCGCCGTGGCGGCGTTGAACTGTCCCAACAGTGACGCGAAGCTGCCATCGCCGCCGATGCCGGACAGGCCACGGATACGCCGCACCTCTTCCATGATGCCGTCACCGACAGAGGTCCACGCCTTGCGCAGCTCGTCGGCCGTCCGCGCCGCTTCCTGCGCATCCTGCAACGCCCAAATCTGCTGTTGCAAGGCGCGGTTGCTGGCGTCGAGCTTGGCCAGGTCGAGCGCGCGCAGGGCCGCCGTGTTGCCCTGAAGCTCCAGCAGCCTGCGTTCCAGATCGGCGCGCTCGGCCATGACATCGGCTGCGCTCTTGGCGCCAGCGAGCGCGTTCTGAAGGTCCGCGAACGCCGGGGCGAGCTGGAGCAGGGTGGCATAGGTCGCCTGCCCCGCCGCCGTGGTCAGGTCTTGCGCCTCGACCAGCGCGCGGAATGCTGAGAGCGACGATGGCATCGACAGGCCGAGGCTCTGGAATACCTTCGCGAACTGTGCCGCGCTCGCCGCCGCCTGCTCCTCGCGCGTGTAGTACGCCTTGAAATAGCCGTCGGTGGCGCTGGCAAGCGCGCTCAAGCTCTCGAACTGCTCGGCAAGGCCGAGCTTCGCGTCGATGCTCAGCGCGCGCGTGCCAAGGCCGAGCTGGTCGAGCGAGGCGGTGACGGTCTCGACGGTCGAGGCGACACGCACCAGCGTCTCGAACATGCCTTCGCCTGCGCGCTGGAACCGCTGGAAGCCGGGGAACGCCGCCGCCGCCATTTGATCGGCCGCCGCGCCGAAGATCGCCGACAGCTTTTCGGAAATCTGCTCGCCGGTCAGGCCCTTCAGGTCGATCTTGCCGATGTTGACGACAAAGCTGTTGAGCCGCTGCTGAATGTCGCTGGTCGCCACGCCCAGCGGCCCCGCCGCCGCCGAAATCGCGTCGTAGAAGGAACGCAGGATTAGCGTGAACTGGCTTTCAAGCGCGGGATCGGCCGCGCCGTACTGCGTCGAATAGGATTTGCCCGTCGTGATCCCGAGGAACTTCTTCTTCTTCTCGATATCGGAGTAGGTCGATGCATCGAACCCGCCGCCCAGGATGCTGGCGATGGACTGCGGCCCGCCATAGAGGCCGCTTCCGATGACGGTGGTGGTGGTGCCGAACAGCGACTTGAGCAGCCCGCCGACCAGCGGGATCGCCCCGAGGACCGACCCGATGGCATTGGGCTTGAACCCCTGCGCCACGCCTTGCGAAGCGTTGATATCGCCGCTGCGCAGGATCACCGCCGCGAACCCGCCAATCTGGCTGTCGATGGAACGCAGCGAAGCCGCCATCTCGCGCGAATAGGTCAGCATCACGGTATCGACCGCCTTCAGCTGGTCGATCGCGCGCTTGATGCTCTCGCTCTGCGCCTTGGGGTCGCCGAAGACCGTGCCGGTGCCGGTGTTTGACGGTGCAGGCATGTCGCCGGCACCGCCGCCCCCGAAGAAACCGAGCCCCGCCATCACGCCCAGCATCGCCGCCACCGCCGGGAAAGCGAACGGGCCGAGCGATGCGAACATCTTGGCCGCGCCGGCGGCGACATTCTTGGCTGTGTTGGCGAGCTGAATGATCGCGAACGCCTTCTCGGCGGCCGCCATCGCCTGATATCCGGCGCTGTGCTCCTTGAAGAGGCCCTTTGCCGCGCCAGCGAGCGCCGACATGCCATTCAGCGCCAGCGCGTCATTCTCCTTCCGAATGCGCGCCTGATCCCATAGCTCCTTCTTGGACCTGATATCGAGTTCCTGCTGGCGCTCTCCAAACTCCGAGACGATGTCGATGGCGTCGGCGATCGAACCGCCCACCTTGCCAAAGGCACGCGAGATAGCATCGCCGGCTGCACGAGCAGCCTCGGCCAGCGTGTCCATTTCTTCGCGCAACCGTCGAGCGCGTTCGACTTCTCGCTCGGCCGCAGAATCTTTGTCGATCAGCTCGCGTTTGGCCCGATAGTACTCTCCCCAACGCTCTGTTGCGACGGCGATCCCGGCATCCATGTTCTTCGCGATGAAAGCGTTCTTCTCCAGCTCCAGAGCGGCGGATGCGCGCGCTGAGCCGACGAGTCCCCACAGGGCCAGTTCGTCACGCAGCGGCTGAATGATGTTCGCCTTAAAATCGGCCGCGGCTTTTTCGGCGGCCTCGACATCGGCCGCCTGCGCGCGGATTTCCTCCATGCTCGGCAACTGGAACGCCGCGGCGCGCGCCTTGATGAAGGCAGCACGCGCGGCATCCGCGTACCGGGTCGCGTCCGCGGGATCGAGCTTTGCGGCCGCGATCTTGGCCAGCGCATCGCGATACTCGATCGCAGCCGTCTCGGCGGGGTCGAACTGCTTGGCCAGCGCTGCCTGCACGTCGGCCAGCTTCTTCGAAGCCGCGGCGGCATCGTCCGCACCCTTCTTCCACGAAACATGGAAATGGCGGCCCTCATCCAGCAGCTGCTTGATCGGCACGCCAGCCGCGCGGAATGCATCGCGGATCTTCGCCAGCGACATTCCCGCCGTTTTCGCGATGTCGATCGCATTGCCGGTTTCATGGTCGCTTGTGCCCGGCTTTGCCGCCAGCGGCCCCTTGCCAGCAAGGTAACGTTCGTAGAGCACGCGCTGCTGCTCGAAGCTGCGCGTGGTGCTGGTGATGACACCACCGATGCTACGCACGATATCCTGTGCTTCGGCCAGGCTGATCTGGCGGCCGATCTGACGGTTGTCGTTCGCGGCGCCGCGCAACGCGGACTGGCGGCGCTGCTCCTCGGCAATCTCGCTTTGCTGCCTCTGGTGGAGCAGCCGGAGCTGACGGCCCATTTCCTCGCTCGTCGCCTTCTCGTTGACGAGCCGTTGCTTGGTCTGCGCGATCAAGCCGTTCGCGCCCTCATAACGCTGCCTGATCTTCTCGATGGGGTCGATCGACTTCTTGGTCGCGTCGCTGATCAGATCGGCGAACGTCTCGCGCGTGCGAACGCCGAGGCTTACGATGAGCTCGGTCTGCGCCTTCTGCAGCTTCTCCAAAATCGCGATCTCGGCCTCGACCGCCTGCCTTGCGGGCATCAGGCGTGGGTCGCTGCCAGCGGGTCCGATGAACCCCTTCAGCCGCTCGCGCGCGCCCGCCAGATTTCTTTCGATCTCCGACAGTCTCTTCTGCGCGGCCAGTTCCTGCGCGCGCGCCAAAATCGCGGCCTGTTCGATGGCGGTGCGCTGCGATTCGATCCATTTGTCATGCGCGGCAACCGTGTCGAGGATGGCTTTCCGCACACCCTCCTCGGTCTTGATGAACAGCTCCTTCGCCTTGCGGTTGGTCTCGGTCTCCTTGGCATCCTGCTTCAGCTTGTCGACCGCCGCGTCGAGCGCGTTGTTGCCCTCCAACAGCTTGCCAACCAACGGCCCCAGGATCATCGCCCCCGCGGTGATCGCAAGGCCCCAAGGCCCCATGAAGAACCGCGCGACGTCCCCGGCCTTCCCCTCGACGCTTGAGAACTGACCGGCCAGCTGGGCGCCCTGAACCGCGAAGGCATTGATGGGATTGGCGCCCATCGACACTTGGGTGATGAAATCCTGAACCTGATAGGAAGCTCCGTTCATCGCCATGCGGTTGTCGTTCGCGGCCTTCGTCACGCGCGACGTTCCACCCTCGAGGCGGGTCATCTCCGCGTCGAGCGAGCGAAGCCGACTGGCGAGTTCGGTCAGGCCGCTCGCCTCGGCGGCCAACGCGCGCTGCTCGGCGCGCATGCTGCGGATTTCGGCGCTGGTCTTGCCAAAGGTCTCGATCTGGCGTTCCAGCTGGCGAACCATCGCTTCGCCCGACTTCTCGGACGCAGCGCGGGCGGCGCGAATTTCCTGCTCCGCGCGGCTATGCGCATTGCCGAACGCAACGACCTGTGCGGTCGCAGCGCCGGTGTTGACCATGCCGGCGGTTGCCTTCTCGATCCGCGCTGCCTCCGCAACGATGCGCGCCTCGGTCGTCCCCATCGCCGCTTCCAGCTGGCGCAGCTGATCAAAGGAACCGGTGGTATCGATGGCGAAGCCAACGGAAAGCGTTGCCTCTTCTTCCACGGACGGCTCCCACGAAAAAACCCCGCCGAAGCGGGGTTTGATTGAACTTCAGCCAGTGAAGGCTAGGCGACCGAGCCGATAAATGGCTCGTCCCTCAACGCTAGAACTTGGTGGCAGGGAACCCAGAGAAGGAGGCTGCCTCACAGCGCCCCTTACGGTTCACACCCTCGAATCCGCCACCGAAGGAGACATCTGTCCATTCCCCGGTGGTTCGGTCGACTTGCTTCAGCACGGTGTAATCCGACGCGAACTGCTTCTCCTTGGAGAGCAGTGTAATTGTTGTGGTGGTTACCTTGGATATCGGCACCACGCGCTCGCACTTATCAGCGCACCACTCACCACGCGCCAGATCGACCCGATAGCGCTCGGTCACCTTCTTCGCGGTGCAGACCAGGTCAAACTGATCGGCCGCCATTGCGGGCGTCGAGACGAATGCCAGAACCAGGGCGAAAGAGCGCATATCCAGTATCCCCATAGAGGGGCAGCCATATACACGCTCTTTCACCCGAGCAGCAATCGCAGCCGTGCTTCCTCTGTGTCTCGCTCCCGTTGCGTGACGGGTGCACGCCACGGCGGCGGGCAATTCTCTTCCTCCGCTTTGCGGCTGAAAGCGACATAGGCAGTCGAAAGCCGATGGATCAGTCGCGCGACCCACGGTTCCAGTCGAACGCCGCTGGCGCTCTGCCACGCGACTATTTCCTGCCAGCTGACGGGGATCGCACCCATACCGCCGCCGCCGACGAGGCCAATTTCCGTCAGCCAGTCGATGATATGCGGTGCGGGATTGGGCGGCATCGGCGGTGCGACACCGTCTTTCTTCATCCGGGCCAGGCGGGAGAGTTTCGGGGCATGGTCCGCCAGCTCTGCCCGCTTCGATCCCGCCGGCGGCTTCGGCGTGGCCTGAAGCCACGCCATGTGCCGGATGTAGAGGGTCAACTCTTCTGAGACGCGCCCTTGAAGTTTCCCCAGTCGTCAACGAACTTACGCACCTGCGGCGGGATAAAGCCGAGCCGCTTGTCCGCATAGACAGCGAAATACAGTTCGGCCCCGAGCGCATTTCCCGCCGGCGGATAGTTGAAGTTGCGAAACTCCACCGTGAGTGTGGCCAGGTCCTCGGCGCGTTCCAAAGCGGCCTGCTCCGGTGACGGGAGGCTCACCTTATTGTCGTTCTCCTGCATGCGCTTCACGGCGCGAGCAGTCTGACGCGCCTCGACTTCGGCATACTGGGGCGAGCCGGGGCCATAGAGCACGATTTCCACCTTACGGCGTTCTTCGCCCTCGCCGACGTACATATGCTCGCCGCGCGCATTCTTGAGATGAAGGACGGCCGTGTTGGAGACCGCCTCGGCAGTGATATCGTACATATTGATTTCCTCTCGCGGAAAGATGCACCGACCCGCCCCGCCCGCGAGAGCGCGGAACGGGCCGATGCCTGTGAACCGGCGTCAGCAGCCGGAATGGGGTTGGATCAGGGGGCGTCGATCTTCACGACTTCGGTGCAGACCTCGATCGTCGCGGCCGCGGTGATGATCGTGTCCGCCCCGTCCACGGTCTCCGGCGCGCCGAAAACGCGGGCGCCGAAGCCGCGCTTTGCGCCAGTCGGATAGGTCGCCACGAAATAGTAGAGTTTCGAGGTCTTGTCCGCGGCAGCGGTGCGCAACAGAATTTGCCCGGCGTCTTCTCCGTCGATCGCCATAGTGGGCTGAAGCGCGCCGTTGTCCGACGAGCCCTTGTGCTTGTCCTTGGTGCCGTTGAGGGGCTGGAACTCGACCTTCGCGAACACGGCGCCAAGGGTGCCGAGCTTGTCGATGCCCCCGATTACGGTGGCGGCAAGCGCGCCGAAACCAGTGGCGTCGAAGGTGGCCGGTGCGGTGGCCGAGATGGCGAGCGTCGTACCCGCCGCAGTCGTGGAACCCATGTGATTTCTCCTATTGGGCGAGCCGGACGAAGCCGGCGGGGATCAGCCGCCTGACGGCGGCCGAACAGATCAGGCCGGTTTGGCTTCGGCCGAATTCTCCAGCCTGGCCGCCTTCAGCTCGTCGGCGTTCGGCTCACGAACGAGACCGGCGAGCTTCCAGTCATCGAACTGGCCCACAGCGATCGGCTTCACCTCGCCCTTCGAGAAGCGCTGCTCGGTGCCTGCGTCCTTGAAGTTACGGACGATGTAGGCGGGTCTCGTCTTGCTCATTGTCATTCTCCTCACGTCATCGCGTCCCATGTGACGCGGAAATCTTGGGCCTGTTCGAAGCTGTCGCCGGGGCCGAGCAGGTCCGGTCCCTCGCCAGCGACGGCAATCGCAATGTCCGTCGCGGTGCCGAGGTGGCCGGTCCAACCGCGCAGTGGCTTCCGGACCAGCTCAAGGATATCGATCTGATCCGCGTAGCTCGCGGCCCGCACCGTCACGCTGACGCGAGCCCAGCGGCGCACCTTCGCGCCATTCGTCAGGGGCTGGCGCTCGTTGCTGCTGACCGTGCGCACGAGCAGAGCAGGGAGCGGGATGCCTTCCGGCAATCTTCCGCCCTTGATGTTCGCCGAGGGCACTCGCTGGGTCAGCGGCACGTAGGCGCGGAGCAGTTCTCCGACGATCTCCGCACCGGTCATTGCCCTTCAACCTCAGTTTCGCTCGGGCTGCCTAGGCCGTGACGTTTGAGCCTTGTTGTGATGGCGCCCTGCATTGCTCTCACCGCATCGCCCCCTTTCAGATCGATCGCAGGACGAAGAAACGGGTGCGGTTGCGCCCCAGGGTGCCAAACGGTGCGGCCAACAAACCGCCCGCCAATCACAAGCGAGTCAGCGCGCTGAAGCGCGTTGATACGCCCGACACTCATCCCCTGACGCTGACGTTCGTCGACCGTGATGAAGTGGCCCGACGTGCCGTACTCAAGCCAAGTCCCGAGCGAGAGCGCCCAGCCCAGCCGAACGGAAATCTTGACGACGATGCGGCCATCCCGCGCACGCACGCGGACGACTATCGCATCGCGGACCTCGTCGGAGGTGACCCGGTCGCGCGCCTCCTCGGCGATGACATTGCCGCCGGCGCGGGCGGCGGCGGGCAACACCTTCTTCACGATCGCGTCGGGCACGCTCCGGAAGTACCGCTGGACCTCGGCTTTGCCCCTCACGGTCACCATTACGCCGGGTTCCCGCCGGGCATGTACTCGGCGACCATGAATTCGAGCGCCTCGCGCCGCCCGATCTCCGCCGGACCCGAGATGATGTACATCTCGCGGTCGCCCATCACGAAGCGCATCGCCGCGGTGACGTCGCGGCGATACCGGATGCGGACCCTTGAGGGGCGCATCATCATCGCGGGCAGTTGGCTCGCAGTCTCTCCTCGGCTCGGGAGCGCGTCTTGGACATTCGCCCAGACCTTCGCGACCTCCGCCCAGGCACCCGAACCAGCGCCGCGGAACGAGTCATCCGCCACAGGGCGTTGGATTTCGACGCGCCGGTCGTAGCGCCCAGCACCGAAAGCCATCAGCGGAACACCCGAAACGGTGTCAACAGGGCCTCGACGGTGGTGGACATGGGAATAGCGATGGCGGCGGCGCTCGGCCCAGTGATGACGCTTTCCCGGTTGGCGTACAGGTCGCCGACCATCAACAGGATCGCGGCATTGATCGCGGCGGGTAGTGTTTCGTAGCCCGCCCGATAACGGACGCGAACCGCCTCCCGGCGCCACGACCCCACCTCCCACGGAAACACCGTGTCAGCGGGCACCAGCTTAGCGCCGAGCAGCTCAAAATCGGCGAGGTCGGCCTGCACGATGACGTCGCCACCGTCGAGATACTCGACCGCTGTGAGTTCGAGCACGGGCTCGAAGGGCAGGCGCACATAACGACCGAACGACGTCTTATCGAACCGCGCCTCGAGCTCCTGAACGCCGAGGGCGCGGCCCAGCCATCCCTCGGGACCGTCGAGGTGATTGGTGACGGCGGCCACCATGGCGGAAATCAGCGCGTCGTCGTCGTTGCCGTCGATCCTCAGATGCTGCTTGGCAATGTCTAGCGTTACCACCGGGTCTATCGGGGGCGTGACGACGACGACGCGCATAGCTCAGGCGCCCTTGTTTTCGGGCACCGGGGCCATCTTGTTCTCCGGCTTGGCGGCCGACTTTTCGGCGGCGACCTCGTCGTCGGTAGCGATCCGCACCAGGCCCTGCCTCTCCAGCGCCTTGAAGCGCTTTTCATCGACCTCAAGGAGGACGCGGCCCTTGGGCGCGAAACCGTCGTCGCCCGTGTGGGCGACCAGCGTATAGGCGTTCTTCATGGTTCACCTCTTCGGAAGGGTGGAGCGCCCGAAGGCGCTCCACGTCAGGGGTCAGGGAACAACCGGGAGATCGATCAGCTCGCCCTTGACCATCGCCGCCGCGCGGCGGATCGCCAGCGCGAGCCGCTTCTCGGCGCGCACCGTCAGCATGTTCTTGATGAAGTTGTCGCGGTCCTGATCGGAGATGCGGACCTCGGTCTCCATCCGGTCGAAAATCTGCGCGGCCATTTTGAACGCGCCGACCATGAAGTTGCTGACGCCGATGCGCTTGGTGGAGACCACCGGGCGGCCCCACAGGACCGGCCCCGCGATGCCGGTCGGGTTGGCGAAGATGTAGGCCCCGTCGACCGTCTTGGTGAGCTCGATGCTCGCCCAGTCGGTCGGGTGCAGAATCTGGCCGTCCGGCGCATAGTCGGCGAGCTCGACCTGAAGGATCGCGAGCCGCAGCTGGTCGATGCGCGTGAGGCCAGCAATCTCGATCGGCGCCGCATAGGCCGTCGCCGCCGGATAGAGGCCGGCGAGGTTCTGACCGGTGTTGTCGCCCATGAGCAGCTGCGCATCCTCGACGTCGTCGAGACCGTAGCGCAGCTCGCCGTCGATCAGCGATTCCAGCTGCGGGATATCGTCCATCGCCTGACGCGAGGCGGGCACCCAGTGCGCGATCGTGCGCACCGGCGCGGTTGCCTCTTCCCAGGCATAGTTCGACTCAGGCTTTTGAGCGGCTTCCGCGACCGGCGCCGCATTGTTCACGCGTGCGGTCTGTCGCGCGTACTCGATCATGTTCGACGTGGTGCGGCCCGGCGTCAGCAGGCTGCGCACGCGCGGCTGCTGACGAGGAATTCCGATAATCTCGGGCCGACGATCCGTGGTGATCAGTGCGCCGCCCGAGTTGCCGGCGCTCGTGATGGCCTTGATCTGCATCGAAACGCTGCCGATCGCGCCCTTCTCGACATACTCCTTCAGGTCCGAATGCTCGCCGACGAGTTGACCGAGGCTCTTGCGCTCCTGCTCTTCGCGATCGCCACTGCGGCCCTGCGCGAACTTCTGGGCGAGGTCGGTGATCTCGCCGCGCAACTCGGTCAGCTTGACGAGGGCCTCGTCGGCATTCTTCTTCGCCTCGGCGGTGGCATCGTCGCCAGCCTTGGCCTTCTTCTCGAAGTCCTCGGCAAACTTCTTCACCGTGTCGAGCGTCTCCTTGAGCTCACGCTCAATCGTCTTCTCGTCGCGCGGCTGATTGCCATCCTTGCGGCCGAATTCGCGGATGCGGGACATATTGTCCTGCGCCGCCGACGCGGCGTCCGCAGCGGACGCAACAAGGGCGGGCGACGCAGCGAGGGCCGCGCCAGCGATCAACTTGGTCATGTTGAGATTCCTAGAGTTGGGGCAGGCTGAAGCCGGCCAGGGTTTCACGAAGGGCTTTGAAGCCCTCAGTCGGCGCCTCGCCCTCGGACTCGCTCCGGAGCATGTACGCAAAGCCGTGGTTGGCGACGCCAGCGGCTTGCGTTTTCGAGAAGCCTGCCTCGCGCAGGAGCCTCTCAAATTCGGGAAGGGTAGGAAGCACGCCGTGCGCGAGCTTGAACTTCACGGACTCGACCCGCGCATCGTCCTTCGCGGGGAATGTGACGAGCGAGACCTCGGACAAATCCAGCTTCTTGAGCAGCCGGATATCGGTCGCCTTGTCATAGGTGGCATCGACCACCCAATAGCCGATGGAGAGGCCGGTGACGGCACCGGCCTTCATCAGCGCGAAGGCCTCAGCCGCGCGCGCCACCTCCTTGATCAGCAAACGCCCGCGAACGAACAGACCATGTTCGTCCTCACGGATTTCCTCATAGATGCCGATCGGTTCGGCTGACCGGTGCTGCCAGAGGACTGGAACCGTGCGGCCAAGCGCTTTCAGCTTGGCGAGGCTCTCGGTGAAGGCGCCTTTGGCGACGATTTCGCCATAGCTGTCAGGCTCCCCGCCAAAGACGGAGCCGTAACCCTCGAAAACACCATCGTCCGACAGGCTCGCCATTTTGATGGCAAGGTCGAAGTCGCGCATTTTCAGCGCCCCGGATAGGGCGGCCGCATGTTTGCGGCAGAATTCCCGCGTCACCATCGTCAGTCCTCCAGTGCCGGGCCGCCATTGTGCCCGAGCATCGATTTCACTTTCGCCGCGATCATCGCCTCAAGGTCTCCGTCCTGAACGCCGAGCAGCCCCAGCAACGATGAGCGCAATTGCTGCTCGGACGACGCCGTCCCGGCCTCACCCAGCTTGTCGAGCCGCACGAGGTTGGACTGAACGGTCAGGAATTCGCCGCCGGGGCGATGGTCGAGATTCTCGCGCGACCGCATCTCGTTGCGATCCATCACGCCATTCTGGCCGAAGGCCGAGTAGAGAGCGGCGCGGCCCGCGCTGTCCGTCGCCATGACGGCCTCGCGATTGAATTCGGGGTACACTTCCTTGCGCTCGGAGCGCGGGAGCAGTTGCATTTTCGTGGCCTGCTCGATCTTGCGGAGCAGGGGATTGAGCCGCAGCGTCTGCCACCCGAGCAGCAACTGCTCGATGCCGCTGCCCCACATGGTTTGCCCCTGCGCGGCGTGACCGATCAGGATGGGAAGCATCCCGAACCAGCGGCAAATTTCCTCGACGCTCCAGCGGCGGCTCATCAGCAGCTCGGCATCTTCCGGCTTCATTTCCAACGGAACGAACTTGAGGCCACGCTCCAGCGGCATGATCTTCCCGGCGCTGTCGGGGCCGGTGAACTTGGCGAAGATATCGACCAGGTCCGAGCGCTGCTCCTTCGTCAGCTTGGTCTCATTGGTCTCCATGAAACCCGAGTGATGCAGCCCGCGCCGAAACAGGCCGTTCGCGGTGCGATCGGCTGCAAGCGCCGTGCTGATCGTCCGCCGCCCGAAGTCTATGGGCGAAAGGCCGACGTCTCCTCCGAAGGTCATGCCGCGTAGGTGAAACACCTTGTCCGCTGGCATCTCCTCCACCCGGCCGCGGTCGCGGTATCGATAGAAGCGTTCACCGCTATCGCGGCGATGCACGGTCATTTGATCCGGCCGCAATGGCGTGAGCGCCGCAACGCGCTGACCTACGATGGTTTTCTCGGCATAGGCATTGCCGAAGAGGTCGAGCGCCGCCACTTGGCCCGCCCAGAATTCCCCCGGCGTCTGATCCGCGTTCGGCTCCTCGTGGAGAAGCTCACTGAGCCAATGGTCTGGACGCGCGATCCGTCCGCCGCCGGCGACCCTGCTGAAAACCCCCGTGCCCATCGAGCCGACCAGCTCGGACCTGAGCCCGATGCAGGCCCATGCGGTCGAGAGGCCTAGCGTCGAACGCTCGTCGACCCGCTCGCTCGCAAGCGCCGCTCCGGTCTCGACGCTAACGCGCGTCGGCTCGTCCTCGGGGGCGCCGCTGAGCTTGGCGGATTGCTGACCGGTCATGTACGACCAGGCACTAGAAACCCAGCTCACGCGGCTTCCTTCATCGCTGCGATGAAGTCGTCCACGCCCGTCTCCTCTTCCGCTGACATGGCGACCGCGAGGCACATGACCGCCGCGACAACGCCGTCGATTTTCTCCGCGCTCCGCTTCTTCGCGGGCATGAAATTCAGATTCTCGTCGAACCGGACGACCGTATTCTTCGCCATCCAGCGAAGGATGGGATGCCAGCCATGTTCCAGCAGGCCCGCGTAGATCAGCCGCTCGAAAGCCTTGGTCGGTTCACCAAGCGACGGAATGCCCTGTCGCACCTCAAGCTGAATCTCGGGGTCCATCCCGTCGACCTGAAGGTCGGCCATCAACTTCCGCGCGTTCCACGGATCGAAGCCGGTGCCGATGACCTCGAAATCCCCGAGCGCGTCGAGCAAGGCCTTCTGCACGAAATTCTGATCGACGAAGTTGCCCGGCGTCGTCTCGATCGCGCCGGCGGCAAGCCACTCGTCATAGGGTACACGGTCGTGCTTGACCCGCTCGGTCAAGGTGTCCTCAGGCACCCAGAACCGGCAAACCACCGTCCATTTCGTTTCGTCGCCTTCCGGCGGAAACAGCAAAACCAGCGCGGTCACGTCCTGGGTCGAGGACACGTCGACCGCTGCATAACAGCGGCGTCCCTTCATCCGCTGCCAGGCCGATTTCCAGCCCTGCTTATCAGCGGAGCAGGCGTCGTAGGCTTTCATGTTGAGCCAGCGGACGACAGTATCGACCCACTGGTTGAGGTGGTAGCACTTGAAGTGCGCCTGAGCCCTCGGGTTGTCCTTCGCAATGGCCGCCTCGCGGCGGAGGAACTGCATTGTCGGTGAGAGCCCAAGCGATGGGTTCGCCATGGCCCAGACCGATTCATCATCCCATGCCGCTTCCGGCGGGGCGGCGAATACGACCACAAGCGTACTCGGATCGTTGATCCGGCCCTCGATAATACCGAGGCTCTCGTCCCAAAGCGTCATGCCGGTGACGTTCGACTTCAGGCCAGCGGTCGAGGCATAGAGCTCGATGGGCTGGAGCCGCGCGCCCGTGCCTTGCCGCAGGGTCGTTTCGACCGTGCGGCTACGCCATTCGTGCATTTCGTCGCCGACGATGACGGTCGGCGATTTGCCGTGCTTGCCCGCCTCGGAGCCGGTGACCACCTCGAACAGCGCCGCGCACGGCTTGAGGTACATCGTCTTCTTGTGAGGCTGGATGTCCGACGCCAAGCGCGGTTCCAGCGCCACCATCGCCTTCATCTTATTGAAGACGGTGAAAGCCTGTTTCTCGTCGCGGGCGAAGGCGAAACCCTGCCCGCCGACAACACCTTCGATCGCCCAGAACAGCAGGGCGAGAGCGGAAAGGAACTCCGACTTGCCGTTCTTGCGCGGCACCCACAGCAGCAACCGCCGGAAGAGGCGGACGTGCAGGAGCTGCGGCGCTCCGGTCTCGGGGTCGAGGACCTCGACCGGGATTTTCCAACCGACCAGCAGGCGGACGATGATCTCCTGCCACGCGACCAACCGGAACGGCTTGCCTGCGAAACGGTCCTCCGTCAGCCGGAACACCTTCGGCCATAGCTCGACGACCTTGTCGGCCTTGGCGTAATCGAACCACGCACCGGCGACGGCCTTAGCCCGCTGCCACGCAAGGCGGGCCCACTCGTAAATCGGCTCGTCGGCCCGGCACGCGAGCCACTCGGGCAGGCCCTCTATCGAGCCCGTCTTTGCGGCCATGACTAATTCAGGGTCGGCGGCGCCGAGTCCATTCGATCCATCGCGCCGATCAGGCTACCATTGTCGGCCTGTGCCTCGGCGGCGGCGGGTTCGGCGTCTGCCTTCTGCGGTTGCTCGCGATCGAACAGCCCGGGATTGGCCGCGAAGGCTACGGCCTGCTCGCGGAACAGCGAATACTCGTCCGAAGGCGTCAGGCCGAAGCGCTCCGACAGCTTCATCACCAGGTCAAACGCCTTGTCGCGGATCGCGACGATGGGGCGGGTACGCTCCATCACGCCGCCCGCCACCGTCTTGACCCGCTGGGTCAGGCCGTTGGCCTTGATGTCTTCGTTGGCGATGACCCACTCGGAGAAGTAGACGCAGAACAGCGCGAACATCGGGCGGTGCTGCGGCTGCAAGCGCTGGGTCGCACGCAACCGCGGCGCGAGGTCGCGCCACACGGCAACGGCGGCCGAGGCCGCCGGCCCCTGCTCGATGATAGCCGGCGGAGCCAGCGGATCGCCACCGGTCGGCGCCTGCGCGAGCAGACCGGCGATGCGTTCGGCTTCGTCCATCCGCTTTTGCACCGCCGACTTGCGGCGGCCGGGGTTTCCCTTGGCCTGTTGAAGGCCGGGAGCGTCGGGCTTCCGACCTCGCATATCGATCCTCCAACAAAAAAACATCTGCGCAATTCCGCGCCGAAAAACAGAGTGCTGCGGGCCGGTCTACCGACCCGAAGGGGGCCGACTTTCGACCCCCCCTCCCCCTAGGGGCGTGCGACCGAGCAGGCGGGCGAGCGCGTCGAGCGCGCGTCGGCCCTGTCCCTCGATCCGCTGCTTGAACCCTGAGTGACAGGGTTCGCAGGAGGAGACCCACCACTCGATGCGCCAGAACACGTTGGCGAACCTGCGATGCGGGTAAAGGTGATCCACCAGCGTCGCCGCCGTGACGCGCTTCTCCAGCTCGCAGTACGCGCACAAGGGATGCGCGGACAGGTGCGCATCGCGCGCAGCCTGCCAGCGGCGATCATATCCCCGCGAAGCCGCGCTACCCCTGTCGCGCTCATACTGGCCAGCCTTGGGCTGTCCGCGAGGGCGAAGGGTCTTCGGCTTGGTCGGCATGGCCTACAAACGCCAAGGGCGGCGAGACCGAAGCCGCGCCGCCCTTGGCAGGAAGGGGAGTCATGAACGCTACGCCGCACCCGAAGGCCCGTCCCAGCGTGACAAGAAATACCCCCAAAACACCCGATATGCGAACATGGAAAATCTTACGCATCGCACTTTTCTGGGGTTGACACGCTCGCCCGTGGATTTCCGCCATTCAGGCGGTCAGCCACGGCGGCGATGGCCCGTCCGTACCGCATCCGCATCCCGTCCGAGCCATGACGCAGGCCCATCGAGCGCAGGACCACGCGCCATGCCACTTCGCGCCGCCCGCGAGCGAGCTGCGTGATTGCGAGGCCAACGATCTTGCGGTCGTCGGGGGCAATGGCGCCCATCCACCCGAACGCCTCCTCCATCTCGCGAACGTCGCGGCGGGTAAGGGAGGCGGGGCGGATCGCAACGTCCGAGCTGGTCGACTCCCCACCGCGGGCGTCATAGTCCCCGGCACCCAGCTCGCGGGTGATCTCCGGCCATGTCGAACGCACCCGCTGCCAACCCCGTTCGCGGTCGGGGTGACGCCAACAGGTGAGCATCGCCTCAACGAGCCTGTCCTGCACTGCCTCGAACGTCCACGCGACGGGTGGAAGGGCCGCCCCTTCCACTGGAACCGCCTGTGCATGTGTCTGCCCTTCCATTTCGAGATTGCCTTTCATCGTTCAAACCCTTGAATTTATGCGGTTTATGTCGGTTCGTGATCTATCGATCAGAAGATTTGGAAAGGTTGGAAGGGTAAAATGGGTTGATGATCGCGCGCGCACCTGCGCGCGCCCGCACCTGCGCATGTACCGGGACCTAGCAAAGCCCTTCCATCGCTTCCAATCCCGCAGAAAACCGCCATTTCATCCTTCCATTCACCCCTTCCACATGGAACCGTTCAGGCTTCCAAATCAGAGCGGATCGAGGTCGTCGTCAGGATATGCCGGGCGGTGATCGTCCCCATGATCTTCGTCGGGGGTCCGGATCGCGTCGGCATAGTCCTCGACCGTCTTGACCATTTCGAGGTCAAGCCACTGCATCCCGTTCGACCGCATCGTCTCATACCCGCGGTCCTCCATCGCCTTAGTGAACCCGACTTGCTGCCACTCGGCCGCGCCGTTCGCCTTCACCCAGGCATTGAAGAGCTTGAACAGCACCGACGACTTGGATCGTGCGCCGCTCTGGTCGCGCGTACACTCGGACAGGAATCGACCGAGCTGGTCGCTCTGCTCGCGATACTTGGCGGTGGCGGCCTTGACTGTATCGGGCTCGATCAACCCATTCTCGCGCCAGTCCACCAGGCCCTCCAGCAAGCGGTTGAGCAGGCCCGAGGCCTCCGCCTTCAGCTTCTCGGGCAGCTTCTTGTCGACCTCGTCGGCGGGAATCTGCACGTCCCACGGAACCAGCATCACGCGCCGCCAGATGCCGTCATCGTGGCCCGTGATCTTCGGCTTGTGGTTCCCGGAGACGGTGACCTTAAAACTCGGGAGGAAGGTGAAGAACCCTTTGTTGAGGTGCCGCGCCGTGATCTCCTCGCCGCCGGTGATCAGCTTGATCAACGCCTCGGCCAGCTTGGCGCCCTTCTCCGGCTCCGACGTCCGCAGGAAGCGGATGCCGGGCAGGCGGGCAAGGTCCGGCGTGGCATCGCCGCCCTTGCGCCCCCGCCCTTGGTCGAGGAATGTCTCGATGCCAACCGACCCGCCATAGTCGCCGGCGACATGCGCCCAGGCATCGACCATGGTCGATTTACCGTTGCGGCCCTTGCCGTGATAAAAGGCCAGCTTCTGCTCGCCAATATCGCCGGTCAGGCTCAACCCGCCCCATTGATGCAGGAAGCGGCGCATCTTCCCATCAGGCTGCACCCGCTCAAGAAAGCCGTCATACTCCTCGCAGGTTGCATCGGGATCATAGGCGACGTTGGCGATCTTGCTGATCAGGTCCTCGGGTCGATGCGGATCGAGGCGCATCACGACACGATTGCCCCTTAGATCGAAGCGCAAGGTGCCGTTGAGCACGTTGATCGCCATGCGGTCGCGGTCCATCGCATCGGCTCGGATCGCAAGTTCGCCGAAAGCCTTGGCCAGGTTGGCGATGCAGCCAAGCCGCCCGTTCCCCTCGCTGGCCGTGGCGTGCTTCGCAAGCAGCTCGCTATACAGGACCGGCTCCCGATTGTCCCCGCTGCCCCGCCACCCCGCAATGAAGTCCATTGCCTCCGGATCGTCGGCTCGCTCCTCCCGCAGCCCGCTCGCGCTCACGAAATCCGCCTCGTTGCGGATCGCGCGCACAGTGGCGAAAACGGCGAGGCTCACCGGCCCCGGCACCTTGTCCTTCTCCTCGGACAGCAGCGCCCAGCGCCGCCCGTCCCATATGAACCAGCCCAGCTCGTTACAGAAACGGAACCGCCACCCATGCCGCGCGCGGAATCGCTCGGCATTGCCTAGGTCGGTCAGCGGGAAGGTCGCGCACATGCGGTCGAGTTCGTCGTCGGGCTCGGCGTCGATGCGCCCCCGCCCCCCGGAGTAGATGGGGTCTTCGGCGACGTTTCCGGATTGGAAGGCGGCGTCGGCATCGACTTCGTCATCGACCGTCGCTCCGCGCTGCCAGCGCTCGGCATCGTCGGCATAAGCCTCGACCGGGGCCGATGCTCTGGGCGGCGATGACGGGCGCCCGCTACCGCCGCGTGTGCCGATCGCGGACAGGTCTCGTGGCTTGGCCATGCCGTTCGTCAGCCCGTTCTCAATCGCCGCAACGTGACGATCATAGGCGCTCGGGTCGAACGCCCGCACGGTGTCGAGCAATGCCGCACGCACCATCGATTCCGGAAGCGCCCCGGCGCCGACGAGCTGGCCAAGGTTGAAGGCCGCGGAATAGGCCCCCTGATTGCGACCGCCATATCGCCCGCCGCCCTTCGGCGTTGCCGCCAGCTCGCGCAACTCCTCGTCGAGCGCGCGCAGGGCATAGCTCCTGTGCGCGCTGTCGAGGTCCACAGTGAACTTCTCGCGTTCGACGGGCTCGGGGGACGGCAGCGCCTTGTCCCGCTCAGGCGACGAGCGGAGGAGCGATTCGAGCGCCAGAGGCATTGCCGCGATTGGCGTGGCCGGATCGTCGCCGAGCCATCGGTACGGGCCAGGGGTGTTGCTGCCATCGCCGGAACAGATGCTCGGCGGGACGATGACGTAACCGCCCTGACCGCGAACATCGATATGCTTGGGAAGATTGCCCCGGTTCCCGATGGGCTCGCCTGCGGGCATCTGGAAGTAGTGATGCTCACCGCCTGAGGGCGTGGAGACGGCAAGGGTGGCGGGCAGCGGGCATCCCATCTTCTGCGCCAGCGCAAACTTCAGGTCGTCCAGCGTCCATTCGCGGGTGGTTACCTCGCCAGTCTCCTTGTCGACCTCCTCGTCGATGCGCGGATCGAAATCGACGACGAGCATCCCTGCCTGTCCGACCGAGACCCCGATCATCGCTTTGGGCCATTTGCGCCACCAGGTGCGGATGGTCTTCTCGTCGGTGGTCGCCTTTGTGACACCGCCACTGCCCTTGATCGGCTCGCCGGTGACCGGGTCCTTGTCCTTGCCCAAAAGGGGGCGCTTGTTCTTCGGGTTGCAGGGGAAGACTGGCCACCCCCGGCGCGCGAAATTGATCGCCGCTTCTTCCAGCGACGTGAAGCTTTCGGGCAAAGCCACGTCTATATCCCCGCTCAAATTGTTGTCAGCAGACAGGCACCGGTCTGCGAGCGGGCGCGGGGATGCCCCGCGGTCGCTCGCCGCCGCTAGAAGGGAACGTCGTCGTCGAGGTCGTCGGGGAACCCGCCGCCGGCGGAGGCTCCTGCGAACTCACCACCACCGCCGCCGCGATCCTGACGCGAATAGTCATGGGAACCGGGCCGCTCGTTGCCGCCCCGCTGTCCGTTGCCGCCAGCATCGCCCAGGAGCGCAAGCTGCGCGTTGTAGCCCTGCAGCACGATCTCGGTCGAATAGCGGTCCGCGCCCGACTGATCCTGCCATTTGCGGGTCTGGAGCTGGCCCTCGATATAGACCTTGCTGCCTTTGCGCAGATAGCGCTCCGCCACATTGGCGAGGCCTTCGGAGAAAATCTTCACCGTGTGCCACTCGGTGCGTTCGCGCAGCTCGCCGGTCTGGCGGTCCTTCCACTTCTCGGAGGTGGCGATCCGCATCTCGACGACCTTGCCGCCATTCTGGAACGACCGCGATTCCGGGTCGCGTCCGAGATTGCCGACGAGGATCACCTTGTTGACGCTGCTCATGCACCGCCTCCGATCATCTGAATCGCCGTTTCCGCGTACCGGCGATAGCTCGCGCGTGCGACGTCAGGATCGTGATCCTCGTAGTGCGCCGCGATGCAGGTCGAACTTCCGCAACCTTGGCGACACTCGGGGTCGGCCTCATATGCACAGGTCTCGTCCCAATCGAGGCCGTCGCCCTTGGCGAGCGCGGCGGCGAGCCGATCGCGATCGATCACCACATGATCAACCATCTACTTTCTCCTTCGGAATCTTGGGTTTCGGACGCTCGTTGTGGCCGCACATGCGGCACCAGCGACAAACGTCCTTCCGGCGCTTGATCCGGCGCTCGAAATGCCGGTCTGCGCCGACGAAGACATGGGCGAGGTGCACCGAGCTCCCCGCGGCAATCACGGCGCGGACAAGCCGCGATCCGCTGCCCTTCAGATGCTCCTCGAGCCGGGAGGCGACACCCTCCTGATCGGTCCACCCAACATAGTGGCGCGCGTGCTGGAGCGGCGGGTCGAAGTGCAGGACATAGACCGCGCTCACAGCAAGCCGTCCTGCTTCGCGCGGTTCTCGACCGAGTCGATGGCCAGCTTTACCGCGCGACCGAGGCCATGGGGTTCGAGATAGGCCTCCGCCCACACTCGCCGCCCGTTGGCGAAGAACATCGACACTCGGACCGCGCTCGCGCCTTGATGCACCGTGCGCTCGACGATCATCGGCGGCGCGAAGTCGTCGGGAAGCGGACCAACCCCCAGGTTCACCACCGGATGCGTTTGGCCGAGAATCCCAAGCTCCAGCTTGGCGCCCGCCAACAGCAACCCGACCTCGTTGGGCGTCGCTTCCCATGCACTGCGCATCCACGGCATTCCGTCCTCGACCTCGCGCCGGACCCATAGGTTCGCGCAATGGCCGTGCTCCTCCGCGCTCCACTTCTGCGGCGCGCCCAGTTCGGCATTGGCGCCTGCGATCCGAGCCGGGTTCACGACAGCGGCTCCCCATGAAGGACGCGATCGTCACGCCAGCACTCCAGGCCCATCTCGATCAGGCCGGTCACGAACGTCGGTAGGTCGCGCCCATCCAGCTTGGCGGCGCGGATCACCGCAGCCGATATGCGCGGCTTGCCCCCTCCCATTTCGGATTCGGCAGGTGCCGCCGCCGGGTTCGATGCGGTCTCGGTAATCGGCATCAACCAGCGCCGACGGAAACTGTGATTGTTCAGGCTGACATGATCGAAATAACCGAACCGGATCAGCATCGAGCGATGCCGCTCAGGCCGCCACGGGGTGCCAGCGCGAGCCTGTTCCTTGATCTTGGCCGCCAGGTCGGCGGGCAGCGCCTCCTTGTCGGGAAATGCCTCCATGAAGGCACGGATCAGCGCTGCGGTCTCGGGATTGAGCGAGCCGCGCTTTTGGAGGAGCGGCACGAACCCGCCATGGTTCAACACCATCTGGCCAAGCTGGCCGCTGCTCGACTTCGCCGCGGATACCCACGCGACGATTTCCCGCAACAGGGCCTCCGCCTCCGGATTGAATTTGTCCATCATGCCAGCCCCAAAGCGTTGCGATAGGTTTCCATGAGCGCGTCGGATTCATCGCGCAGCTGCTTGTCGCGCGACCTGATCTTGCGAACGGCGCGGATCGTCGGGACGTCGAAACCGGTGGATTTCGCCTCAGCGTAGACGTCCTTGATATCGTCGTTGATTCCCTTCCGCTCTTCTTCGAGCCGGTCGAGCCGCTCCATCAGGCCTTGGAGCTCTTCGGCGCCGACACCGCTATTGTGGCCCGCCCCCGGCGCGCCCTCGTCAGGATTGTCCTCCCCGGTCGGCAAACGGTACACGACATGACCGCCGCTCTGGCGCTGGGCCTGCCACCCCGCTGCGACGATCGCGCGCAGGATGGCCTTGTCGGTCGGCCGCGCCGAACGGATATGCTCGGGCAGCAACGACTTGACCTCGTCGAAGTCGGTCTCCTCGCGCCCGACGAGCAGCGCGCCGACGGCGGCGCCGAGCATCATGTCGAGGGTCTTCTTGCCGGTCACGGTCGCCGCCACCGGGCTTGTACACGCCCGTAGACTGTCTCAATGGCAACGCCCTCACGGCTATCATCGAGAGCCATCCCGCCGCCAGCATCAACCCTAGCGCGCGTCAGCCAACCGGCATGCCGATCATAGGCGATGACGTGGCGCTGAGGCTCGCCGTCGAGCAGCACCTCGGTTCGCTGGCCGACCCTTGGGTCGTACCGCGGATCGCCCACGTCCTGACGAGCAGGCGGGAGAGGCCGGAAGAGGTCGAACAGACTCACGCCGGCACCGGAGCCCGAAGCGCGGCCGAAATCGGCGTCATGTCGGTATCGGGCATCTCGCGCGCGAACATCGCCTCCGCGAGCCAAGGCTGGCCGGACCTGGCATAGCCGATACCCTCGGCGATGTTGTGTGGATTGACCTCGGGAGCCAGCTCGCCGCGTGTATCGAGCTGTTCGAGTAGCGTGTCGGTCGCGGCGTGCGCCACGAGCTCGCTGTCCTCGACCAGCGCGTTCAGGTCGAGCAGGCGGTCACCGTGCAACGGTACGATCCGGTCATGTGCAACCTGCGAGACGATGCCCGCCTTGGTCAGCGCCTCCATGATGTCGGCGACCGAGACCTGTCCTTCGATTTTGGCCATGGTTCTGCTCCTCAAACTTTCATCGGCATGATGACGGCGGCGAGGTCCGGGTCTTTGTCGGACATCACCAGAAGCGGGGCGCCGGGGTCCGCGATCGAAAGGGAGAGCTTGGCGCTCTCGCCGAACACGCCCAGCACCCCGCGCGCGACCTCGTGGTTGATCGCGAAGGAAATCGGATCGCCGCTATACTCGGCGTCGAACGGCTCCTGTGCACACGCGCCGCCGCTGTCCTGGCCCGAAATTTCGTGCTCCTGATCGGCCTTCATCTCGACCACCAGCTTGCGGAACTTCAGCTTGTCGCCTTCGATGTTCAGGATCCCGGCGACCGCTCCCGCGGGCTCGATCAGGGCGTCACGCGCGCAAAGGATCGGCGCGTCCTGCTCTGGCGGTATCACCCGCTGATAATTGGGATACTCGCCCTCGACGATCGCGGTGCGGATTTCGGTACCGGCGAAACGGAACTCCGCCGCACTGTCGGAAATGGTGACGCTGACCTCGGCCTGTGCCTTGCCCAGCAGCTTGCGCAAATGACCAATGGCCTTGCCGGGCAGGATCGCGGGGGGCAGGTTCTCCACGCCCTGCGGCGCGGGCATCTGGCACCGGATCAGGCACCGGTCGCCGTCGCTCGCTGCGGCGCGCAACTGGCCTTCGGCCGCGTGCAGGAAGACGCCGCACAGATAGAAGCGGACATCGTCGCTGGCCATTGCTGGCGAGGTCGTCTCCAGCAGCCGCAGGAGCGAGGCCGACGCGACCGAGAAGGTGACGCCGTTCTCCACCGCTTTACGCTTGGGGAAGTCCGCCGAAGGGAGCGTCATCAGCGTGCTTCGGCTGCGCCCCTGCTTGATCACGACCTTGCCGACCACGTCCTCGATCTCCAGCTTGCCCGGCTTCTTGCCGGACACGGCGGCGACAAGCTTGTTCTTGTCGACTGTGATCGACAGCTCGCCGGCGGCGGTGACGCTGGACGTCGCTTGCAGCTCAAGGTCGGTGCCGGTCACCTGAAGGCTTCCGCCCGTGGCGACCAGGAGCAGATTGCCCAGCACGGGGATCGTGTTGCGGTTCTGCACCACGTCCGCGACGGCCTTGAGTGCCGACAGCAGTGCGTCGCGCTCTACTTCGATCTTCATTTCACCATCCCCGTGCTGTGGCCTGTCGCCACGATTGTGATTTGACGAAGGGTCGGGGCGGGTGCGCTGGTCACGCGGATCACCCCTGAACTGGCCATGGCCGCCAGCGTGGCCTTGACCCGCGCCTTGGCGATGCCCGTCCGCTGGGCGAGCTGCGCATCGGTCGGGCAGGGACGGGAAAAGAGCGCGAACCGCTCCAGCACGGGCAGCAGGGCGTTGACCGCGTCGGTCTCCGACAGCTCGTCGGTGATGACCACGCTCGGGGCCTTGCCCCGGATGCGCGGCTCGGCCGTTGCGGCGGCGTCGCTCCACGGTCTGCCCGTGCGCTGGACGATGTAATTCTTCTCGAACGTCCCGGCGATCTGGCGTTGCACCGGCACCACGAAACCACGCTTGTGCAGCTCGATCACCATATCGGCGACGGCGCGACCCATCGGCCGCAGGCCCAGGCTGCGGGTAGCATAGGCGAACTCGTCGCCCTTGCGCGCCTCGCCGACCCATGCCCGCAACTGGTCGGGCGTCGCATAGACGTTGCGCGCCTCGTCGATCGCCAGCAACGGCGCGACGGGCGGATCAGAAAAGGCGAGCCCCCCCGACACGAACTAGGCCGCTTGCCGCGCTTGAGCGGGTCGGTCGCCACGAAGGTCGAGCAAGCCCGCGACCAGCGCGTTGCGCAGCGCGAAGCCCGAAAATTCGTCGAGGCGGATCGCGAGGCCAAGACCCGAGATGACAAAGCTCCCCGGATCGTCAGGGTCGACGGCGTGAGTGAAGACCGGACCGCTCGGCACTTGGCCGAGCCGACCGCGCACGACGCCGAGCGCTGCGGCACCGGGGGCGCCGGGGGGTGGCGGGTCGCTCTCCGGTTCGTACTGCGGCTCGATCCGCTCGGGCAGCGCGCCTTTCCATTCCTCGCCGAACATGCGCGCGGTGATGCGGCCATCGGTGAACTGGCCGAGCATCTCGCCCCATTTCTGGCAGGGCAGCATCGTGCCCGCGATCATGCGCTCGACACTGCGGAAGCCGCCGATAGCCGTCGAGAACATCACGAGCTCGTCGGCGGTCTCCGCGACCATCGTTGCCAGGGCAGCCGAGCCTTCGCTGATCGGCTGATCAGAGCCCTCGTAGGCGCGGATATCGAGCAGCACTTTCGCGGCTGCGTCGCTGATCTCGACGGTCACTTGCTGCCCTCCTGATCGATGATACGCTGCAACAGCACGCGCATCGTGGCCGACTTGGTCTCCAGGTCGTGGAGCTGTTCGAGGATGATCCACGCCTCCTTGGCGTTGACCTTGCCGTCGTCGGTCAGCGCGCGGCGGACCTCGGCGGCGACGTCGCCCAGCTCGGCAGTCATCTCCGTGAGGGAGATGGTCACGCCCTCCGGATCGTCGGGCCCGGTAGGGAGCTGGACATAGACCCCGCCCAGCAGGCGGGCGTATGCGTTCAGAATTGCCGGGTGACCGGCCTTCCCGAAACCGATGCTGTCGATGATCACCGCATCGCGGATCGAGATGCTGTCGATGCTCTCGGAGGAGCAGCACCGCGAAAGCTGCGAGGTGGACTTGCCGGTCTCCTCGGAGCAGCTGTCCAGCCCTCCGGCGATCTGGACGGCCAACTTGGTTGCGCGGGCGAGGCGTTGCTCCTCGGCGCTCAGATTGCGATCAGCCACTCACGGCCTCCATGGGGGAAAATGGGTTGTCGATTCCCGGTGACGGCACTGCGCCGGCGGTCGTATCGGTGACGACATGATCACCGGAGCCCACCCAAGACTGCATGGTCACCTCACCGCCGGTTTCGCGCTCGATTGTGGCGGCGAGGTCGATGGTCGGGCGGACAACGCCGCGGCGGAGTTTGCTCACCATCGATCTGTCGCGCCCGATCCGAGGTGCGAAATCAGCGTCCTTGATCCCGTGGCGATCCAGAAAGGCGTCTAGGGTCGTGCTCATGCAAGCTAAATGTGCAGATATTGCACACTCGTCAAGCGATAAATGTGCACGATATGCGCACGACTTCGATTGTGGTGGTGTGCATCATACGCACATGGACGTCGAATGGTTCAAAGAGCGGAAGAAGACTCTTAAGGTGACCGACCTTGCGCTCGCTGAAGTTTTGGGCGTCGAGCGCTCTGTCGCGAACAAGATCGTCAACGGGCGTGTCGGGTTCGACGCTCGCCGAGCTGACGCTGTTGCGGCACTGTTCAAGGTTTCCCGCGACGAGGTCCTATTCCGTGCAGGCCTTAGCGCGGCGAAGCCGGAAGGGGCGCGCTCTGTCCGCGAGTTCGCTATCGTAGGCGCAGTGCCGGCGGGCAACTGGCGAGAGGCAGTGAACCGGTCAACAAATATGGTCAGAGTGGCGGAGGACGAAGCGCCCCGTGAAGGTTACGCGCTCACGGTCGAGGGCGATTCCATGGACCTTCACGTCCCCGATGGCTTCACGATCGTCATTGATCCCAACGACCTCGATCTCTTCCCGGGCCGTTTGTTCGTGGTCATGAACGAGGACGGCGAAACGACCTTCAAACAGTACCGGGAAGGCCCGGCTCGCCTCGTTCCGGCCTCCTCGAACCCTGCGCACAAGGAAATCCCTATCGCGCAGGGCCAGTTCCGTATCTTGGGGCGCGTGGTGTGGAGCGGAAAGCGTCACCTGTGAGCTCCGCGCTCCGCGCATAGACGTATTCCAGATCGCCGGGCACGATTACGAAGAACCGCCCATACTCGTCATACTCGCCCAAGCGAAGGCCGACCAGGTCGTCCCTCGCCTGACGCGGACAACGTCGCCACGGCCCGACCGGACGTCCAAAACACAGCGCTCTAATGCGCCTCTCATAACTCACTACGCCCACCCCGAGTCGCTTCCGGCCCGATTGGAACAAAACATGTACAGTTGATAAAGTGCATTTAATGCACATTTCGAGATTGACGAGAATGTGCAATCTATGCACATAACCAGCATCCCAACGGAGGCTGGTATGGACACCCATTTCGCAATCACCCCAACAGGCCACTCGCTCGGGCGCCTGCATCGCCTGTTCACAACGTCAAGGGCGCTGGTCCCGGCTCCGGAGCGTGTCGCTCCCTTGCTGCCCGAGCCCCGCATCCTCGCCATGCTGGAGGGCGGCGAACGCCTGACCACTGGTCAGGTAATCGCGCGCATGGGCCTCCTCGCTACGCCGCTGCTCCAGCAGCGCGTGTCGCGCGCCTTGGTCGAGTACGGCTTTCAATGCGTCCGCGCGCAGGGTCGCGCCGCGACATGGCAATGGACGGTCGCCCCGCTCGAAATCGTCAGTCAGAAGTTTCGGCGCGTCCATGAGGAAGCGGACCGCGCGCGTGGCCTTTCCGGCATCCGCCCGGCGCCTGCATGGGCGGGGCGCGTCGCAACCTATCTGGGGTGGCGCTCGTGAAGGCCGGACCCGCAACGCGGCTCGTGTTTGATCACGGCAATGGCGTCGAGTGCTGGCTGATCGACGGCGAGTACTACGTCTATGGCGTCACCCGCGACCCCCGCATCGCCCATAGCGAAGGCGCCGCGAATGAAATCGCGTCCAGCGCGGGAGGGGCGGCATGAACCGCGTTGAACACCTCCTCACGTGCCTCGGCGAGGAAGGAAACGAGGTCGCGCAGCGCGTATCAAAGGCGCTGCGGTTCGGGTTACGCGAGGTCGAGCCGGGCCAGCCCCTCACGAACGACGATCGCGTTTGCGACGAGATTCGGGACCTGATCGCCGTTGCCCATATTCTCCATGGCGAAGGCGTCATCGGTTGGTTCATGCCCGACACGGGCGACATTCAAGCAAAGCGCCGCAAGATCGAGCGCTTTATGGCGATCAGCCGCGAGCAAGGAGTGCTCTCGTGATGCGCGCGGCGGTCAACGCCTCGCGCTGGCAGCGCGACTCAACCGGATACTGGTGCCAGTGCGGTAACCCGGTCGCAGGGCCGAACGCCACCCATCTACCCGACCGTTGCCGCAACTGCGACCCGAACAAGATCGTCATCATGGCGTGCAGCGGTCGCAAGAACCCCGGCGAGGGGGTGCGCGCCATCGACATGTACGATGGCCCCATGTGGCAGACGCTGCGGGCGCGGCTCGGCGAGCTACCCGAGGCACAGAAGGCGCTCACCACCGGCGATCTCCGCATTTTCGTGCTGTCGGCGAAGTTCGGCATCGTTGAGGCTGACGTTGTCCTACCGGGCTATGACCAGCGCTTGGACGAGCGCCGCGCCGCCGAGTTGCTGCGCGACACGTCGCACGATCTGCAAATGCTCCCCGGCATGATCAATCAGGCGGAGGCGGTCCTATTCGCAGGCGGTGAGCTCTACCGCAACACCATGTGGAAGGCCTCCGGCGCCAACCTCTGGAACATCATGAAGATCGACGAGACGAACGGCGCTGGCATTGGCTTCCAGCGCGAGCAGCTCTCGGCATGGTTCAACCGCCACTTCGGCGCACCAGCAGCGGAGGCGGCATGATGCGCCCCATCGTCATCGACAACTTCGCCGGCGGCGGCGGCGCCTCCGAGGGCATCGAGCAGGCCATTGGCCGCGAGATCGACGTCGCGATCAACCACGACGACGAAGCGGTCGCCATGCACCTGGCGAACCATCCGGACACGCACCACTACTGCCAGTCGATCCTCTCAAAGGACCCGTTGGAGGTGGTCGAGGAGGTTATCGCGCGTCACGGCGGCGATCTCGACGCCTCGGCGCTCTATCTCGGCTACCTGATCTGGCTGATCTGGTTCTCGCCCGACTGCAAGCACCACAGCAAAGCGAAGGGCGGCAAGCCGCGCGAAAAGAACATCCGCGATCTGGCTTGGGTCGTCGTCCACTGGATCGAGCGCCTTCAGGATGCGCTTGAGCAGAAGGGCATCGACCCTCGCCGCGTGATCAAGTCGATCATGCTCGAAAACGTCGAGGAGTTCCGCAAATGGGGACCGCTCGACGAAGACGGTATCCCGATCAAGGAACGGGAGGGCGAGGAGTTCGACATGTTCGTGCGCCGCATCAAGCGGCGCGGAGGCAAGGTCGAATTCAAGGAGCTGGTCGCATGCGACTATGGCGCCCCGACCGCGCGCAAGCGCCTCTACATGATCGTCCGCTTCGACGGCCAGCCTATCGTGTGGCCGGAGCCGACGCACGGCAAGCCCGGCTCGCCCGAGGTTCTGAGCGGGAAGCGCAAGCCGTGGCGTACCGCCGCCGAGTGCATCGACTGGTCGATTCCATGCCCGTCGATCTTCAACCGCAAGCGCGAGCTCAAGGAGGCGACCAACCGCCGCATCGCCCATGGCGTCATGCGGTATGTCGTCAATGCCGAGCATCCGTACATCATTGAGAGCATCGCGGTCACTGGCGGCGGGGAGCCCCGCTCCTTCGATATCGCCAAGTACACGTCGCTCGACGCTGGCATCATCCCCCTGACCCATCACGGCGCGCCCTCGCGCGGCTACTCGACGCGCGATCCGTTCGTAACGATCACCGGGGCCAATCGCGGCGAGCTCGCCACCCTTGGCGCTGGCGTGGTCCCGATCACCCATACCAGCGGCCGCAACGTCGCTCACGGCGTCGGCCAGCCCCTCCGCACGATCACCGCAGCAAAGGGCGGCGAACTTGCGGCGGCGACCGTCACCCTGGCGCCACATATCACCAAGTTTCGCGGCGGCGCGATCGGCTCCGACATGGGCGCGCCGATGCCGACGATAACGGCCAACGGCAACCCGGCCCGCCCCGCCGGCGCGCAACCGCTCGCCTATGCGCAGGCGTCGCTCGTCCCGCTGTCTGCGCGTCCGGGCCATGTCTCGTGGCTTTCGCCTGTCATCGTCGGCTGCGGCGGTCGACGTGGCCAGAGCGGCCCGGTGGACGTCAAGAACCCCTATCCGACGACGACGGCAAAGGCGGACGCCTGCCTCGTCACGGCGACGATGATCCAATGCGGCTATGGCGAGCGCGAGGGACAGGCGCCCCGCACGCTCGACCTTACAGCGCCGCTCGGCACCATCGTTGCAGGCGGCGTCAAGCATGGCCTGGTGCTGGCCCATCTCGAAAAGTTCAGCGAGAACAGTCGGGGCCGTCCCGCCTCTGTGCCGCTGGATACCGTCATGGCGGGCGCCCCCCGCCATGGGCTGGTGACGACGTTCCTGTCGCACTTCTATAGCAGCAACGTCACCGGCGGCGGCGGCGAGCTGCGCCAACCCGCCAAGTCGATCACCGCCGGTGGCCAGCATCATGCCGTCGTCGCCGCGCACATGGAGCAGGCGAACGGAGGTCCGAGGAACAAGAACCTTTCTGGCCGGTCTGTCCATCGCCCGCTTTCGACCGCCACGACGACGGGCTCGCAACAGCGGATCGTCGAAACGACGCTGATCGATGCGGGCACCTTGCCCCCCGACATGATGGAGCGGGCGGTCAAGGTCGCGGCGTTCCTGATCAAATACTACGGCTCGGAGATCGGGCAGCACCAGTCCGTCGAGCGCCCCCTCGACACCGTCACGGCGCTCGCGCGCTTCGCAGTCGTCACGGTGACCATCGACGCGGTCACCTATGTGATCGTCGATATCGGGATGCGGATGCTGGCGCCGCGCGAGCTCGCTAACGCCCAGGGCTTCCCGGCGAGCTATGTCCTCGATCCCATCGGACCCAACGGCAAGCCGCTCACCAAGAGCGCGCAAATCCGGATGATCGGCAACAGCGTCTGTCCCGATGTCGCCAAGGCTCTCGTCCGCGCGAACCTGCCCGAGCTCTGCGGCGCGACCGTCGAGGAACCGATGGAGAAGGCGGCATGAGCGATCTGCTCAATGCCCAAGGGCTCCGCGCGTCGATTGCCGAGGCGCTGGAAGAAGGCCATGGCTTCTGGCGGGCGTGCAGTGGGTGTCAGGAGTCGTGCGACGGCGTCGTGTCCGTGCAGGACTACCCCTATAGCGAGGTCTTCCGCTGCCAGCCCGGCGGCGGTTGCCGCGAGTGCGGCGGCCTCGGCGTCATCTGGGACGATACCGACTACGACGCGATGGCGCGCGCCATGCTAGCCGACGACGCCTCGGATATAGGGTCAGATGAAGCGCGAGGCTACTGGCGCGGCTTGGATCATATCGCCAACTTCATTAACGCCCTCGATTCTTCGGCAATGTCAGCGAAGGAGGTGCGCACGGCGATCTACGCCGAGTGCCTAACGGCTAGACCGGCTCCCGCTGTGGACGCCACCGCGCTAGAAGCGGCGCGCTTCGTTGAGAGTGCCGACAGCAGCGGTGAGTTTGTAACCGGCGATGACGGGTTCGTAGTCTACTGGCCGCAAGGATTCGGAGGCGGCGCCTTCTCGGCATGGACCCTGCGCGTTTTCGCAGACGAGTTAGACCGTCGCAACGCGGGCTGGGCCGCTTCTTTGGCAGCCTACCTTGGAACTCAGCGCTAGTGTCTAACTCGCCGCCTTACGCCGGCGACTGGCCGATGCTCGCCCGCTTCGCGCGCAAGCTGCTCGCGGATCGCCGCGAGCAGCTTGCCGAAGGCGACGACCGCATCCGTGTGATGACGGCTATTGCCGAGGTCTGGCGCCGCGTCGAGGCGAAGGAGGACCTCGGCAACTACGACGAGTTCGAGGAATTCGGCGTCTACTGGTTCGAGATGCAACACGACCTCGAGGTCGTGGCCGAGCGCGCGAGAGCGCGAGCGGAACGGATCGCAAGCCGGAGCGACGCGGACGAGCGAGCAAAGCGGTCAGGCGCGGTCACAAGTGCCCTCGCCGATGCGCTCCTCTTCTATCACCGCCCTTACGAGGGCGGCTCGGGAAAGCAGCCCATGATCGCCTTCTGTCACGCCTTCAACCAGTATGCTCGCGCGTCGGGCAAGCAGCTTGAGTTGCGTGCGGCATGAACGCCCCTGCCAAACTCAAAGCGGGATACCCGACCAAGGCGAAGATCAAGGCCGCGGTGGAAGTTGCGCGCGAGCTCCATCTTGACGTCGCCGGCTTCACTGTGTCCCCTGACGGTTCAATCCATGTTTTCGAATCGCGAGCCCAGCCGCAGCCGGGCAACGCCTTCGACCAGTATGAAGGTGAACTATGACGCCAATCGAACTGGCGACGAGGGCGTTGATCGACGAGCTCCACCGCCAAGGTAAGATGCGCGGCGTGGCGGTGGAGGACAATGGAACCACGGCGCAGGTTGACGGCTCATTTCCGGTCGAGCCCCTCGTGCGAGCGGTTGTTGCTGCGATCCGCGAGCCAACTGTTGATATGACTGTGATCGGCGGCAATCGAAAGCATCTCGGGTCGGGTGACATGTGGCGGGCAATGGCCGACCAGATACTGGAGGGGCCTTGAGCGTCCAGTTCATCAAGTCAGCCCGGCCCGGCAAGCCCGTCACCTGGTACATCTACGCCTTTCGAGGCGGCCCGGTCATCCGCAAGGTGACTCAACCCCGCAAGCCGACGCTCACCAAGGCGGATCATGAGGCAATCGCCGCGGCGCTCAAGGACGATCGCGCCATCCCCTCGAACACCTTCCGACACACAATTCGGAAGTGCTGCCCCGTCAACCCGGCCAAGGATGCCGAGGAGGGGAGTTTCGAGTGGAACGCCCTGTCCGACAACACCAAGCGGGTCTGGCGCCCGCACGTCGACGCGATTGAAGAGAAGTGGGGCAAGTTCCCGCCGGCGATCTGGGACGACCCCCGGATGATCGCCAAGGTCGTCGCTTGGCGCGACACCATGAAGGACACGCCACGGACGGCCGACATGGCCGTTCAGGTTCTCGACTTCCTCCTCGACTATGCCCGCATCCATGCGGTCGTGCGGCTCAACGTCGCGAAGGACGTGCCGTCGATCTACAGCGCGGCGGATCGCGCGGAAATCATCTGGACCGAGGAAGACTTTGCGAAGTTCGAGGCCGCCGCCTGCAACGAGGAGCGCGACCTCCGCTCGCTGGTCGATGGCCTGCGATTGGCGGCGGTCACCGGCCTGCGCCGCGAGGACCTCATCACCCTGACCTGGTCACAGGTCGGCGAGTTCGCGATCGTGAAGAAGGCGCTCAAGATCAGCCGCCGGAAGCGCAAGCGGGTGGTGATTCCGCAGACCCCGCAACTGGAGGCGCTGCTCGCCGAGCTGCGGACCCGGCCGCGCCGCGACGGCGTCGATACCGTCCTCGTCAACAATCATGGCAAGCCTTGGACGGTGAACGGCTTCGGGGTCAGCTTCAGCCGGACCAAGGGCCTCGCGGGCATCGTCCATGTCGACGAGGAGGGGATCGAGACCCCCAAACATCTGCACGACGTGCGCGGCACGTTCTGCACGATGCTCCTGACCGAATGGGACCTCACGGACGAGGAAGCGGCCGAAATCATGGGCTGGTCGCCTACGCGCGTAGCGCGAATTCGGCGGGTCTATGTTGACCACAAGGCCGTCGTTGTGGCACTGGGCGCTCGCATCGCTGCAAAACAGATTGCAAAACAATCTGGCGGCGCTGCCGGAAACTGA